CAGTAACTCGTGTATTCAACACAATCATTGCTGGACAACAGGCTATGGCTGAAGCAGTTGCAGAAGAGCCACACATTGTTATCGGTAACGTAACAGATAAGTTGATGCGCTTCCGCCCAATGGGTTGGTACGGCGTACTTGGCTTCGCTGTATACCGTGACGAGGCTCTATACCGAATCACTTCAGGTTCATCAATCGCTGCTAAGTAGTTGATTGACTGTAGGGCTTGGACAAAGTGCCAAGCCTTATGGTCGGTTCACTAAGGAGGAACTATGACTGACTGGACATTTGTAACACCTACCGTCCTTGAAGGACCTATTGGTGGCAATGCCCGCTTATGGGAGTTCTACCGACAGGACAGAGGCATAACTATTGTTCTGCAAACTAGCGGAACTTACAGACAAATTCGTTATCCAACCGACGATACTTTGGATACTTACCCACAAGTTTATCGTGGTGGATATAACTACACAGTAGACGATACAACTAAAGCAGCACTAATTGCGGGGGGCGTAGGTGTTACAGAATCAAACTTCACAGCACAGTAGTCATATAAGCAAGGTTCTTGAGTGGGGCTTTGATGAGCACCATAACTTCAAGCCATCACTATATGGATGTGTCTTATGTGATGCTACTTCAGATACTCCATTCAAGGATGAAGAAGAGATTGAGTATGACCACATTGATTGTGGCGAAGATTGCTTTGGATGCAAAGTTAGAACACTAGAACTTAATACTGGTGATGCTAACAGCAAAAAGAATATGAGCAATAAAAAGTTCAATAAAGAACTTGATGCCTACAAGGATGCTCGTAAGCAAGGCATACAACCTGGCGGAACTTCTATGGCAAAGATAGAAGCAGCGGTAACGGCTTCCGAAAGATTGGGCAAAGCCTATGATGGCAACTCAATGATTTCGGCAGAAAAGATAACACCAACAATAGCAAAGACAATGAAAGAACTGGGAGCATAGTATGTCTATGAAAGGCGAAAAGTATTCATCAAAGAAGATGATGAAGAAGCACGAAAAGTCTGAGGGCAAGAAAGAAATGATGATGGAATACGGCAAGAAGAAAGCCGTAAAGAAGATGGCTATGAAGAAGATGGGCAAGAAGAAGTAAGATGGCGTATATGCGACCAAACCCAAAGGGCAAGGTTACTCCTGCTCCAAAGCCAAAGGCTAAACCATCACCAGCATTACCAAGTCTTGAAGAGTTTAAGCAGTCTGCAGCATATCGCTCAGGCGCTATGACCTACAAACAGTATCTTGATTACTTCAAGTCACGCGGAGGAATGTAATGAAGAAGACTAAAGGTGCTAAGAAAGTTGCCAAAGTTATGAAAGAGTTCAAATCTGGCACACTTCATTCAGGCAAAAAGGGACCAGTAGTAAAGTCAAAGAAGCAAGCAGTTGCTATCGCACTAAGCGAAGCAGGAATGGCTAAGAAGAAAAAGAAATGAAAAAAGACCCACGACTAGAGCGAGCAGGAGTGTCTGGTTACAACAAGCCAAAGCGCACACCTAAGCACCCAACTAAGTCACACGTTGTTGTGGCTAAAGAGGGCGACAAGGTTAAGACTATTCGCTTTGGTCAACAGGGTGTAACTGGGGACAAACAACCAACAGCAAGACAGAAATCATTTAAGGCACGCCATAAGGCAAACATTGCTAAAGGCAAGATGAGCGCAGCGTACTGGGCAGATAAGGTGAAGTGGTGAAGAAGAAAGCATTCTGGGATAAGAAGAATCCTAATAAGAAATCTACACCACTTACTCCAGCGCAGAAGACTGCTGCTAAGAAGCGTGCAAAGGCTGCGGGTAGACCTTACCCAAATCTAGTAGACAATGCAGCAGTTAAGAGAAAGGCTAAGTAATGGCAGGTGAAGCAGGTAGCACATTTACTGACGAGTTAAATCGTCTTGCCAATGGTGGCGCAAGTTATCCAGGTCTAGCCTCTTATCTTGCAGATACTGGCGCAGCAAATGAATGGGCTGGTACAACAGGCAAGGCTCTGCTTGGTGCTCTTAACTATAAGGCAGACCCAACACGTCAGCCTGACGATTACAAGGGCTTAGGAGCAGTTTGTAACGAACTAGCGGGGACTACAGATTTATCACCAGTTGACGCATTAAGGAGCATCACTTCGTGACCACTACTCTTACAAATCTTATTGATGAAGTTCTCATCAATCTCTCAGGTTATACATTCCAGCAAGAGCGTTCAACATATCTAACTCAGGCTGTAACCACAACCACATCTCCATCATCTAGCCCTACCATCTTAAGTCTTGGTTCTACTCAGGATATTGGTAAGGGTGTTATTGAAATTGATGAGGAACTAATCTGGGTTGATTCATTTGACCGCGTTGCTAACACAGCAACTATTGCTCCTTATGGTCGCGGATACTTGGGTACTACAGCGGCAACTCACGCAATTGACGTTAAGGTAACCGTATCTCCAATCTTCCCACGCTACTCAGTTAAGCGTGCAATCAATGATACAATTGGTGCTGTTGGAACTCAGTTGATGGCTATTAAGAATACAACCTTTACCTGGAACGCAGCAGTCAATACATATGGATTTAATGATTTGAACATTGACCGAATCTTACGTCTTGAGTGGCAAGATGTTGGACCATCTCAGGAATGGATTCCTATTCGCCGTTGGGATTTTGATTCACTAGCGGATGAAACAGTCTGGGGTTCTGGTGCTCAGACAATTACAATTGGTGATTACGTAACAGCGGGACGCACAGTTAAGGTTACCTACATCACACAGCCAACAACTTTATCAAATAGCAATGATGACTTCCAGACAACTACAGGTTTACCTGGAACATCTAAAGATGTAATTATTCTAGGTGCAGCGTACCGACTACTCTCATTCCTTGACCCAGCACGTGCTGGTCAGTTAAGCCCACAGGCTGACGAGACTGATGGTAAGCGTCCATACAACGCATCTGGTAATGCTACTAAGCAACTTTACGCTCTGTATGTCCAGCGTCTCAATGAAGAGATTAAGGCACAGCAGGGTCAATTCCCACTACGAGTTCACTACAGCCGATAGGAACCTGAATGACTACACGCCAATACTCATCCCGCTCACAGCAGACAACACTGACTGGAGCAATCACTTCAGGTGCAACCTCGTTTACAGTTGTATCTGGCACTGCTCTGCTAGGTGGTGTAACAATCCCAGCAGGAAGAACATTTACATTAGTTCTTGACCCAGATACAGCGATTGAAGAAATTGTAGATGCCACTGCAGTATCTACCAATACTTTTACAATCACTCGTGCTATTGATGGTTCAACTGCTCAAGACCACTCAGCGGGTGCTGTTGTTCGCCATATGGCAATTGGTCGTGACTATCGTGATGCTAACCTACACGCTGAAGCGTCTGCTTACTACAATGATGGTAGTGGCTCAGGTCACACTCTTCACGGCATCTCATCAGGTGAGGGTGATGTAGTAGGTACTGCTAAGACACAAACTCTTACCAACAAGACTTTAACTTCCCCAACTATCTCTGACCCAACCATTACTGGTACAGCATCTGCTGGCGCAGTATTGGTCTTTGAGGGTACAACTTCTGACGCATATGAAACTACGCTGACTGTAGTTGACCCAACTCAGGATAATACAATCACACTGCCTAATACAACGGGCACAGTGGTAATTGTTGATGCAACTCAGACCCTAACCAATAAGACCCTGACCAGTCCTATCATTGGTGGTAGCCCAGTCATTACTGGTCTATCTAGCGCAGGTATGTCTGATACCTCAGCAACTCCTAAGAATTACGTAGATAGCATTTTAGGTTCTGCTACGGCAGCAGCAACCTCAGCAGCATCCGCTGCAACCAGTGCATCTAGCGCAGCAACTTCTGCTACAAGTGCAGCAGCAAGTGCGACCTCTGCTGCTAACTCAGCAAGTGCTGCAGCGACCAGCGCAACTAGCGCATCTAACTCTGCTAGTGCTGCAAGCACCTCAGCAAGTTCAGCATCTACTAGCGCCTCAAGTGCTGCTACATCTGCATCTTCTGCAGCCACATCTGCTACCTCCGCAGCAAACTCTGCAACTACTGCAGCCAACTCAGTAGCAGCAATCGCTGGCTATGCAACCACTGCTTCTAACTCAGCATCTGCAGCGGCTACCTCAGCATCCAGTGCTTCAACTAGCGCGTCATCTGCCGCTACCTCAGCGTCAAGTGCAGCGACTTCTGCATCATCTGCAAGCACATCAGCATCATCTGCTTTGACTTCTGCTAACTCAGCAGCGGTATCTGCAGCCAGTGCAGCAGCAGCAGTAACTACAGCAATCCAGGCAAGCATCATTGATGCTAAGGGTGATTTGATTGTAGGCTCTGCAGCAGACACAGCAGCAAGACTAGGCGTAGGAACTGACGGATATGTTCTAACCGCAGCATCTACTGCTACCTATGGAATCCAATGGGCAGCGGCTGCAGCAACCTATACCGCTCCTACTCTTGGTACTACAACTCTTACCTCTGGCACAACAGTATCAACAGTAACTGCGCTAACTCTAAGCAACGCAACCTTGACTGGCACATTAACCGCAGGTGCTTCTTCAGGTACTAGCGGTCAGTATCTACAATCAACTGGCACTGGTGTACAATGGAACACAGTAGATGCACTACCAAGCCAGACTGGAAACTCAGGAAAGTATTTGACTACGAACGGAACATCTGCTTCTTGGTCAACAATTACAACAGACCCAACACCAACCGTCTTTATGCTCGGTGGAATGTAACTAAGGAGAAATATAAATGGCAACAACTTACAAAGTCCTTGGGCAGTCAAACCCATCAGCGACAACGGCAACAACACTATACACAGTACCGTCTGCTACACAGACAGTGGTATCCACAATCGTAGTATGTAACCAGGCAGCAACCGCAGCAACCTATCGTATTGCAATTCGCCCTGATGGTGCATCTCTTGCAGCGCAACACTATGTAGCCTATGACGTAACTATTGGTGCTAATGATTCAACTGCACTAACTCTTGGTATCACTCTTGGTGATACAGATGTAATTACTATTTATGCTTCATCTGCAACCCTTTCATTCAACGCTTACGGAAGTGAGATTGCTTAATGTCAGTTAATTCATTTAGTGGACAACCAGCGATACCTGCATCGTATGGTTATGCCGCTGGCAAGAACAAAATTATTAATGGTGATTTCAATATAAATCAAAGAGCATTTACTTCGGCTACTTACACCACGGCTACATTTGACAATTATGGATTTGACCGTTGGAAAATGAATAATGCTGGAGATGGTAGTTCGGTATTTTCAACACAAGCGTTTACTCTCGGCACCGCACCAGTAACGGGATATGAAGGAACTAATTTCTTGAGAGTCGTTACTTCTGGTTTTACAAATGCCGCTAGCCGAACGGATTTTGTTCAAAGTATTGAATCGGTGAGAACATTTGCTAATCAAACTATTGTTATTTCATTTTGGGCTAAAGCAAACACTGGAACCCCAAAAATCGGAGTGGAAATTCAGCAAAATTTTGGCACAGGCGGCAGTCCTTCATCTGTTGTAAATACTGCGGTGGGAGCAGTTACAATCGGCACAACTTGGCAAAGATATTCAATTTCTGTCGCTGTTCCGACCATTGCTAGCAAAACGATTGGAACAGCCAATAACGACCATTTCAATGTAAGATTTTGGTTGAATGCTGGAAGCGATAATGCTACAAGAGCATCCTCTATTGGAATTCAAAACAATACATTTGAAATTTGGGGCGTTCAGGTTGAATCTGGCTCAGTAGCCACCTCATTCCAAACTGCAACAGGTACTATTCAGGGTGAACTAGCGGCTTGCCAAAGATATTATTATAGATTTGCAGCAACAGGAACTA